GAGTCAAAACAAGAAGATGATGTAGACCCTGAGGAGGAGTCAAGTGGCTAAGACTATTGGAGCCGGTGGTTACATCGGTGTTGCTATTGAAGATACCCCTAATACCTACAAAGCGCCAGAAAAGTTCTTTCCTATTAGGAGCGAGTCTCTTAGTTGGACACAGAACACTAACTGGCGGCGAGTCATTCGTGGTACCGCCGACGTGATTGGCGCTGTGGCAGGTAATGGTAACGCAGAGGGCGATATCGACGCAGAGTTGCTGTCTGACGTACTGCCGTATTTCCTGCTGTGCGCCCGTGGCGAGCTTACCAAGGATGGTACTGCGCCCGACCCAATTACTTACACGTTTACCCCGTTACATGGTGCCCTTGCTCCGAATACTATGAGTATCACCATCGTTCGTGGTGAAGAAGCCTTTGGGTACGTTGGTTGTGTTGTATCTAACATGACCTTCGGTGTAGACAATGAAATGGCTACTGCTAACTACAGCATCCTTGGTGCTGCTGAAGAAAACGTAGCTGTACCTGCTACTCCCACGTATGGGGACGATACTCCATTCGGTGCGGGTAACTGGAGCATTCAGATTCCTACTGCTACTCAGATTTTCGATGCTGACCAGTTCTCGTTTGAAGTTAACGATAATGGTGAGGTTCAGTACCGACTGAAAGACGAGCTTGGTGCTCAGTTTATCTCGTTCGGTGAGCGTGACCTTCAGCTTACCCTGGACCGGGACTTTGAGAACCGGACTGAATACGAGAACTTCAAGAACCTTACTGAGCAGAGTGTAACTGTTGCTCTTAATGAAGCTGCTAACAACCAAGTATCGTTTGAGATGGTAGCAGCTATTATTGATGAGTATGCTGTTAACCTCAGCGGTGTTGGTGACTTAGTACGTAGTAGCACTACTTACATCGGTACTGCTGGGACCGCTGGTGAGTCGTATAATATCGAAGTTGTAACGGAAGAGGATGTTACTATTCCAGTATAACGTTAAGTTGTTAGGTGGCTCCCTGTGGTAAAGGATACAGGGAGCCACTTAGCGGAAGTAATACCTATAAATGCTCTAAGGGAGGGCACTAAGATGGTAAAGGCAACTGTAGATACTAGTTACACCGAGCGCAAAGACCTTAAGACACTTCCGGGTCATGGTGGCGAAGAGGGCGGATACGTAGTATTACGACGTATGTCCTATGGCGAGTTTCTTAAGCGCCGGGACATGGTATCTAAAATGAGTTTCGATGGCCAAGGTAAAGATACTAAGGCCACAATGGAGATGGCTCAGGAAGTAGTAGCAGGATATGAGTTTAAAACTTGCATTGTAGACCACAACCTGACTGACGAAAATGACAAGCCTATTGACTTTCGTAGTTCCAAAGCTTTTGCTATATTAGACCCTCGTGTGGGCGAAGAGATTGCCACTTATATTGATGAAATGAATAAGTGGGATGCTGAAGAGGATGGTACAGACCCTTTGCCCGGTTCGAGGGACTAGTTAAGTCTGTCATTATATTGGATAACAAGAAAGATGTTACTTCCGATGTAATTGATGCTATTAACATAACTATATTGTGTCAAGAAATGCATAGCCTTCCGCATGATGGTGGCATATTGGACCAAGACCAACTTATAATGCGGAAGATGAATATTGTTCTAAGTGCTCAAGCTGAGAAACATGAGCTTGAAAAAGAACAAAAAGACAGGAAGAAATAATGGCCCTCACGTCCCGCGATGTAATGTTCGTTATGCGGTCCCAGGACTTTGCGTCGCGGGGCGTGATGCGTCTTGGGGGCGCATTCAATAAGTTACAGCGCGAACTTGTAGCTATAGATGAAACCCTTAACCGTAGGCTTAATAGGTCACAGGAACAACAAACAAGGGCATTAGAACAAAGCCAAGCAGCACTTAGAAGGGGTATACAACCTTTACAGGAACATAATAGAGCCCTTTCTACACGTAATGCTGAAATATCCAAAGAGATACATGAAATACGTAGTGCTCGTTCGGCTAGAGCAGAACAGTTAAGGCAAAACCAAAGTCAAGTAAGGACAGCACAAGAACAGATACGTACTTTACAGGCTCGTAGGCAAGCGTTATTAAATGAGAATGACGCCATGCGAGCAGGTACCACAGCTACAAGAGAGCAATTACGGGAGAATGCTAATCTTAGGGGTCAGATAACCCGTAATATAGGTAAATGGGAAAAACAGATAGCAACCCATAAGGAGAATAGAGAGGCTATACGCTCTCAGCACGTTCCTAAAAGAGAGTCTATACGATTATTACAAGAGGAACAGAAAGCTAATAGTTTAGCAGCGGCCCAAAATAGAGAAGCTATGGGCGCACGTAGAGATGCTAGTCAAGCTGAACAGAGAGCTATAAGAGCTAGAGCACAAGCACAACAGCAACAGGCAAGGCAAGAGGCAGATTTAGCTAGACAGCGAATACAACGAATACAAAGCCAGATACAACGTACTCAGGCCGCTGGTGTGGCGGCTATGATGATGGGTGCTGTATTACTTGCAGCAGGGGCTAAAGGTGTACAAGCCTTTACTGATATGACTATGGCTGCGGCTGAATTCCAATATGAGATGGCACTTGCCTCTACTCAGGTAGATGAAGCTATACATGGTAATAATATTACCATTGATGAATTGCGTAGGTCAGCACTTCAAACTGCCCGTGAAGTCCCTGCGGGTATGGAAACTATGGGCAAGACGTTATTCTTTATCTTCTCGTCTACTAATGCTACCTTAGAAGATTCTAAACAATTACTTAGGGGCTTTGCTAGAGAGGCTGTGGCAGGTAATACTGATATCGAAGCTGCTGCCCGGTCTACCATTGCTATTATGAATGCAATGGGTTTAGAATTTACAGAGTTAGAGCGCATTCAGGATATGCAGTTCCAAACCGTACGTAAGGGTGTTATTACGTACGAAGAGCTTTCTAAGAATATTGGTAAGTTACTACCTGCATTGCAGCGCTCAGGCCAGGAGATTGAAACTGGTGGTGCGATGCTAGCATTCCTCACCCGTCAGGGTTTAAGCGCTGAGATGGCTGCTACTTCGGCGGCACGTGCGTTAGAGCTTATAGCTGACCCAAGGGTTGTGGGTCGGTTAGAACGTCTTGGGGTAACTGTACGCGATGATGTTACTGGTGAATTCTTACCCCTTGTAGATATGTTACAACAGATAACTGATGTGTTAGGTGATGCTCCCGCTCCTGAACGTGCCGAGAGGTTATTAGAAGTATTTGGTGGAGCAGGCTACCGTATCCAGGCTCGTAGGTTCTTCGATACTGTACTTCCCAACTTTGAGCAGTTTAAGCAACATATTGAGTGGCAGATAGATAACGCTGGGTCACTTGATCGTGCATATGGCATTATGTTTGATGAGCCTATCAATCAGATAGAACTTTTGAGTAATAAATGGGAAGCGTTACGTCTTACTATAGGAGAGGCTTTCTTCCCAGTTATTGAAGAAGTTATACGCTTACTTGATAATCTGATGGAATGGTGGGAAAACTTAACTGAAGTACAGCGTAATAATATAGTACAATGGACTGCTATAGCTGCTGTGGTAGCTACAGTAGGGGGCGCATTATTACTATTTGGCGGTATTATTACTACTGTTGCTGCTATGCTTACTGTAATGACTGGTAGTTGGGCAGCTACATTATCCATTATGGGTGGGGCTCCCATCGTTATAATGGCTATAGTGGGAGCATTGGCATACGCCCTATTAAACTTTGATAGCTTAACTGATGCTATAAGTAGGTTTATTGAGTGGTTAGGTATTACAGAGGACCAAGCTGCTCTTATACTTGTAGTATTAGGGGGAGTAAGTACTGCATTATTAATTGCTAATACTAATGCCCTATTAGCTGCTGGGGGACTTGGTACTTTACGAGTAGCATTGACAGCTATAGCTACGCATCCAGTAATATTAATCTTAGGTACTTTAGCCGCATTAATTTACACATTAGGTGCTAGGGGCAGAGAAGTAAATAGAATTGCTAGTGAAATGGCTAATGAGTTTAATAAGGTTGAAGCTGCTATAACAGGTAGTGTAGAAGGATTTGAGAATTACGAAAAGATATTAGGGGATGCTACTAAAGCTACTGCTGAACAAGTGCTTAAAGAAAAAGACCTGTATAATATATTACATGAAAATGCTAACTTAAATGCCAATGAGGTTATGGATGGTATATTAGGCAGTAATAGAGAGCGGGAGAAGCAATTAGACCTTATAGAACAAGAGATTTCTGCTGCCGAAGAAGCTAGTGGTTTTTGGCAGACTTTTTGGAGAGGTGCTGGTGCTTTAGGTGAAACTAGTGAAAGAGGTTGGCGATTCTTTGGGGAAGATGAAGTAGTACGTTTACGTAGACTACGCAATGCTCTTACAGATGTAGGGGATGCAGCACAACAGGCTAGAAGAGAGCTTATAAATGAGTGGAAGTCTGAAGGCGGAGTAAATGCAGAGATTGCTAAATATATAGAATTACTTGATAGGGGCACTAGACAATCTGAAATAGCTGCTCAACATCAAAGAGAGCATATATTAACGATATTAGAAGGTGTTGAAGCATGGAGTGATCTAGATAGAGAAACACAAGAAGCTTTAATACACTTAGGTATACATGAAGGCAACTTAGAAGAATTTAATGATACTATGTCAAAGACAAATGAACTAGTACAAGCCTTGACTAGTACATTTGAGCGGCTTGGTAGTGCCCAAGCGGGTTGGGATAGAGGTTTAGAGGTTGCTAACGAACGAATACAAGAACATAATGATGCATTAGAGTCAGGTAGTGATGCAATGCTAGATGCAGTTACTAGCTTGCATGAACTAGATGATGGCTTGGACCTGTGGATACAAGGCTTACAAGAGGGAGAAGCAGAAAGCCGTAGTGTATTCACAAATATGGCTTCCTTGATTCAAACTCATGGCGATGATATGATAGGCCATTCTGAGCTTGTTATGTCAACTATACTTAGTATGGGTGAAGCTGGACCTGAAGCTATGCAGATGTTAGCTGAAGCCAGTCCTGAAGACTTCTTAGAAGTATTACGCCAAATAAGACTGCAAGCCGCACTTACTAGTGAAGAAGTACAAGAGCATATGGAAACTATGATGGTTGGGTTTGAAGCCATCATGCAGGAACATAAGGATTTCCCGCCCGAAATTATGGGTGAGATAATGATGGGTATGGTTCAGATTGTAGCTGACCATGAGGAACTTACAGAGGACCAAGTAGGTTTCTTAATGCAAGCCATAGGTGATACTATAGGCGCATATGAAGATGTAACAGCTTCTCAGATGTTGCAAGTGTTAGAATTACTAATTCATATAATGAGTACAGGGGGTGAAGAAGCTGCTAGAGAATTCATGATAGGATTACGTAGCCATGAGGGCGAATTAGAATCCTTTGTTAGTTATTGGAATAGCAGACTTAGGTTTGTTATAGATGTAGATATGAGTGCCCTTGGACGCGCCTTGGCTCATACCCGTTCTACAGGGCAAGCTATAGCAGACCATGATTTTGCTACATTTGGTGGAAATAGTGGTGGACTTATCCCTGGTGGTGGGCCAGATAGGGATAGTGTATTAGCAGCTGTTACCCCCGGTGAATATGTCATTAGACGTAAAGCTGTAGATGCTGTGGGCACAGACTTCTTAGACGCTGTGAACGCCCAGCAGCGCAACGCAGGGGGAATCATACGCGGGCAGGCGCTAAACGCGGGAGGAGCCGTTAGCGGGCGGTTCCGTACGGGTGTGTCCGCTCCCATGCTCGGGGGTGGCATCCCGAGCGGCCTAGAAGACGAAGATATAGAACGACTGAAAGAGGAAATAAGACTTAACCAGGAAGCTATGCGTGTAAGAGAGATGAGCTTCCTGCAACATATAGACTACTTGACTAGAAAGATGTCAGAAGAGGTCAAGTATTCTAATGAATGGCTCTCGCTCATGGACGAGCGACAGTCTGTTATAGAAAGCCTAGATAGTTTTATAGATCAGTCTGCTAGGGACAGAGCGCAGATTGAAAATAATATGTTCCAGTTGGGTGTTATAGGTCACCAAGAATATCTAGAAATACTAGACCTGCGTATAGCTAAAGAAGAAGAGTTTACTAACGAGTGGACTTCATTAGTAAATCAACGTATAGACCTTATGCAAGAAGAAGCTACGGCTTCGTGGAATGCATCTAAGGCTTTCGTTGATGCACAAATGAATAAGATACAGGCTGACCAAAAGGTACAGCAATTACAAGATGAACTTGCTCAGATGCGTTCTGGTCCTACTGCACAGCAACAACTAGAGGTACTTAGGGCAGAAGAAAGAGTAGCTAACCTACAGGCCACTGTGGCCCGAGGTAGGGATACTGACCAATTCCAACGGGCTAAGGAAAACTTCGATGCTGCCCAAGTAACATTGCAGGAGGCTAAGGCACAACTAGCTTATGCTCAGTTTGATGCTGCCAGGTTGGACCGTATAGCCGACTCTATGGAAGCGCAAGATGAAGTAACTGCATTGCTTATGCGGTTCCAGGGTGAACATGGTATAGCAGAGGCCAGTAAGGCTGTAGGTGACGCACAAGAAGAAATGAATAACTACAGCCAGGAAATGAAGGACTCTAAGCTATCTACTAGGGAATTGAAGATAGCTCAACTAGAATTACAGATAGCTACAGAGTCATTAGATGAAGCCAAAAAGGGCTTAACTGTTACTTCTGATGACCTGTTAATGAAGCAGTTAGAAATTATACGCGCTGAAATGGACCAGGCTGAAGCTACTTATAACCTCATAACTGCTAGTGCTGACCTTAGCGAAACATTTGATGGTCAGGCGACTACTGTAGGTGAGTTATTAGATAACGTTATGAAACTCACTGATGGTTACCTTGACCTTAGACAGGCTATGGATAGTATAGGCAGCGGAGCATCAGGTGGGGGCTCTACCACAGCTACCACAGCTAGTAGAGTTAGGGGCTTGTTTGACGAGTATGGCGTGTCGTTATCTCAGGGCGCTATGCCAGGAGAGTCAGGTAGCCAGCGTATAGCTCGCATAACTGATGAGGTTATGAGTGGCGAGCGTACTATAGCCGATGTAGAGCGCTCTATAAATAGGTTAGCAGGATTGCAGCGTGGCGGTGTAATAACGAGGCAGGGCCTAGTGCGTGTAGGTGAGAGAGGCCCTGAGATATTAGACCTTAATAGGGGGGCTATGGTTAGGCCATTATCCCCTACAGATAAGGGAGGCAGCACAGTAACCATTGAACGAGGTGCTGTACAATTAAAATTTAATGGTCCTATAGATAGTGCTAGTATAGGCGATGTTCAAGACTATGTAGATAAGACCTTTGAAGAGCTTATTGAGCGTCTTAGGAGCGATTAATGAGTATTAGAGAAGCTGCTAGGACAGCATACTTGCAATCTAAATTTGACCTAGAACAAGAAGCTAGGACTGCTCTATTTGATACCCTCAGCCCATTAAATGTAGAGATACAAGTTAAAGATTTAGATATCACTGAAGAGTATACTCTCTATATCTTTACTGATACTGCTGAAGATGTACATTTGGGGTGTAGGAAGATTGACGAGCAAGAATGGGAAATCTTCCTTGTGGACCATGATGGTAGTGATTGGAGCTTGTTACAAAGAGTTAGGTCTTTAGTAGAATTAGGTGAAGCTTTGCCCTCTGTGGGTCCTGACGACCCCGAGCCGGATGCATGGGTATCTGGTAATATGTATTCCATTGGTGACATAGTTACCCATAATGGTAGTACATGGGAATCTACAGTAGATAATAACTCTTGGGAGCCTGGTGTGGCCCATAGTGTTTGGATACTTGTATGAGCACTATCTTTTCCGACAACTTTAATAGGCCCGATACTGATTTTCCTGAGGGATTGGGTTCTATCCCTAATGGGCCTACATGGGAATATATAAATGGTGGTTGGAGGATATCCAATAGTACGGCTGTAACTGATACTAGTCACCATAGTGATCCCATAGCTGCTGCTGAATTCAATGTAGCTGATGGTAGTGTAGATTTAACCATATCTTCCAATGGTGGGGATGCTCTCTACTTTAGAGTAGTAGATGCGGTTAACTGGTGGCGTATACGTATGCGCCGCTGGACAACCACTTCTACATCATATCAATGGAGAGCAACATACGGTAGCCATACACTTGTATGGGATGATGGGTCTACTACCACACATAGCCATAGTGATACAGCTTTCACTTGGAGTAGTTCCAGTAGTAATTGCCCACACTCGTCTTCATATAGTCATTTTCATACTATAACTTCTTCAGGAGGAGCAACTACTAGTCAAACACATACTCATAATAGAACCTCATGCAGTATTGTAGATGAAAGTAGCACTACCTCTACACATAGAAGACTATACTTAGAACGTTCTATAGGAGGGTCTACTAGCACTTTAGCTACTAGCACAGGTAGTACCACTCAGGTTAGAGCTGAATTTAATGGTAACTCTATATCTGTATATAAAAGTGGTAGTACTACTGCTTGGCATACGGGTACTTACAGTGACCATTTAGAAGCGACTAAACACGGGTTTGGTAGAGCTACATCTAACTTAACTGGTACCAACCTAACTAGCTTCCATATCGAGCTATCTAATTCTCCACCCTTAGCTCCTACATTACAAAGTGTAGGTACTATAAATAGGGAAATAACTAACAGGCTTCAGTGGGACTTTAACGACCCTGACCCTGGGGATAGCCAATCTAAATTTAGGTTAGAGAGTAGGGTACAAGGACAATCTACTTGGGTATTACGTGCTGAACAGTCTACTTCTACTACTCATTGGGACTCTCCAGCTAATACATTCAGTGAAGATACCCATGAGTGGAGAGTAAAGACTTGGGACTCTCACGGTGCTGAAGGCCCATGGTCTAGTATTGACACATTTGTAGCTGCTACAGAGCCTGACACTCCTAATATTACATATCCTGTTAATAATGGTACCATAACCGAATTAGAAGATAGTGTGACTTGGTCTATAGTTGACCAAGAAAAATACCAAGTTAGAGTAGTAGCAGATGATAACGGCTCGCCTGATACTAATACAATATTCTATGATAGTGGGCAGATATCATCTATAAATACTCGTTCATATACGTTAGAATTTACTGAACAACGTACAGAACATGTACAGGTTAGAGTAGAATATGGGGGCCTATGGTCCCCTTGGGCATCAGTAC